GACTTCTGGATCCTTTGACACGAGAACCTTACAATTACATTCCTTGAAAAGTTCAACAACTTCATGTGGATTTTTATTGATCTTTGTGTCAAATCCATCAAGGAAAATAACAATGTCATCGTCACCCCTGGTTTCAAGGTGTTGTGTCATCGCCTTGTACTTATCACTGAACCCATTCCACTTTGTTCCCCAACCCAAAACTTTGACTGGAACACCAAACTCATTATTGACAAGTTCTTCAAACATACCCCGAGACTTGTTCGCGTATGTCACAATTTCCAGAGACATTCCTATACATTATACATACATAAAAACTTCGCGCGTGTGTAATTCAAAATGAACATTGGCATCCTTACCGCTGGTGGTGTGTGCCCGGGTGTGAATACTCTCATCCGGTCAATCACTCTTCGTGAAAAAAGTCAAGGCAACCGCGTCCACGGTTTCGCAGATGGTTTTAGAGGTCTCAATCAAAATGTAAAGACATACTTTGACCAGGATGATATTGACGATGGACCCGGGTCCCTTTTGAAAACATCCTATGACTTTGTTAATGTTGATGAAGCTGTTAAGAATATTACTGGACTTGACCGACTCTATTGTATCTGTGGAAATGAATCCATGAAGTCTGCGAGGGATTTGGCCCTTGATGATCGTGTAGATACAAACATCATCGGTATTGCCAAAACAGTTTTCAATGATATGCCCGGTCTTGAATCCCTTGGATTTCAAACGGCCATTCAAGAACTTGCTCGTTACATTGATTGCGCATACATTGAGGCGGTCTCAACGAATTCAATCGTATTTCTGGAAGTGCCAGGTAGAGGAAACAGTGAATTGGTTGTACATGCGGGTCTCGCACGGAACTCTAAGATTACTAATGTCATTACTCCAGAAACAAAGGCAGACTACATGTCTGCTATAGAGTACAGCTACGCTAAGAGAGGGTATGCGGTTGTTATCATATCGGAAGTCTGTGATTACGAATACCTTCTCACGAGTATGTCTGTAAAGCCCAAACTTATTACACCTGGGTACCTCATTAGGGATGTTGAACCTTGTGTATATGATTCAATTCTCGCAGAGCGAATGGTGCGGGAAGCCTTTGCCCACGCACAAGAGCACAGAGACTTCATCAAGGGTGCGACAAATATTGTCAAGTTCAAGGATTATCTCCGCTTAGTGTAGGTTGAATGTTTAGGGCACTCTACAAAGATCCAAAGTTTGTGGGTGCCCAACTATCACCACCGGATCTGATTACGGTGATTACAGAAGATGGTATTGAATACTTTACCTCCGAAGTTCCATTCAGATCTGAAGCTACAATTGATAAACAAACGAAACAGGTTAAAGGTACAACTCGCGGTAAACAGAGAATAGTCCAACTATTTGGCGAGCCTGTGACAAGGCAGAAGGGTCGCTTTACAGTCACAGAGTATGAATTGTGAGAGCTCCTATAGCTCAGTTGGTTAGAGCGCGGTGCTTATACAAAAGTATATTTAGGCGGGGTCATTCCCGTAAGGGCACGCCGAGGTCATGGGTTCGAGACCCATTGGGAGCAATTTTACCTTTTAGATGTGTTGTCCCACATGTAAAAGATAATCCTATCCTATGTTAGATGATAACCCGAAAGCGTGGTGTGTTTTACAGAGCTGGACGTCCAGTCCCCGAAGCCGAACAGCAAAGGTATCACAAAATTGGTATTCCACCTGCGTACACAAATGTTGAGGTGTACCCCAATGACCCCAAGCTTTTGGCGACTGCTGTGGATGCCACCGGTAAAAAGCATTACTACTACAGTGAAAAGTTCCTGGAAAAACAGAGAAAATTGAGAAGAGGGCGAGCCACACAAATTGACTTTTCCAGGATTAAGAGTGTCACCGCAAAGATACTTGGTGATCCCAAGCACCCGTTATGGGATGACGCACTCACTCTCCGCATGATTGTCGTGGCATATCTCCGTTCGGGATCAAGGGACAATGACGACGCCCTTGGTGCCATGTCTCTAAGGAGGAAGCATGTCAAATTGAACCGAGATGGTCAAACACTCACATTTGACTTCCCCGCAAAGAGTGGTCAACGGAGATTCTATGAAGTGAGGGACAAAGTTCTCCATGAAGCCATCTCAAAGCAACAAAAACCCCTCCTCTCTGGTAACTCAACCCATACAAGAGTCAGAGACCTTTTACGGAGGATTACACGGAATGATACCATACAAATCAAGGATGTTAGAACAGCTGGGAGTATGCAACTCTTCCAAAAGCACCTCAAAAAGTATGATGGCGACGAAAAGAAGGCGACAGACGCAACCGCGGAAACTATAGGTCATACACCCTCCGTGTCTAAAAAATATTACTTATTGTAATGAGGTACGGCTCTCTAGCGCGCAAGATGTTCAAGGTACGTTGGGGTCTTCATGGAAAGGGTCTTGTTGAGGATCATCACATTATTCCTAAACAGTTCAAGAAACATCCCATAGTTGTGAAATCAGGGTACGATATAAACGCGAGTGCGAACCTCATAATGTTACCAACACGCCTTGGTAAGTTTGTACTCCGTGTGAGGGATGACCGTATTATTCATTCGGGAAAACACATGGGCTACAACAATTATGTTGAGAAGATGTTAGATTCAATGAAATCTGTAGATCAATTTACAGAATTTACAGATTTCTTGAAAAAGGCGTGTCGTCACAGACCTCAAGATATTCCATGGTCTTAGTAACCAAATAAAACATCATCTGGAGTTGCCGATGGATGGTTTCTTGAAAAGTACTTGGGTCTACCATGTTGGCTATGTCCAATAGTGCTATTGTGGGTGCGATCAATTTTCATATACCGACGCATATCTTTGTAGTAAATACGAGCACCTTTAGCAATCAAGTCTTCATGTTTCATATCAATGTGATTATCCATTGGTAAAAAGTATTTAGTGTACCTCTTCATATTTTGAACATTTATCAAATAACACTTGGTACTTGATATCCACTTTACCTTTTCAAGTTTACCATCTTGTTTATCTGGAAGTCGTGAGAGACAGTGGAAAAAACACATTTCAAACTCTTCACCCCTTTCATCAATAATCTTTTGTATTTCGTCATAAAGTTTATTGGATTTTACAATAACATTGTCTTCAAAAATTACTGCGTACTTAAGACCCTGTTTAAAACATCTATCATAAAAATCCATGTGCCCCATGAAGCATCCAATAGCACCCATATTAAAGTATGTTATATCTGGTCTTTTCACCGATGGATTGTAGTGCATTTCCAGAGCCTTTTCATAGTACTCTGGATCAATATGATTTTCAAATTCCTTAGCAACTTTTACATTTCTTGTATCTGGACCATAAATAACTTCAATTGGAATTTCTTTGTTGTGGTTACGCATAAATGTTTCCTGTCTGATAGTCTCTTTTGGGAGAGTCAGTAGAAAAGACTTGTAGTTGTAGTTTTCTCGTTGGACCCGCGTGACAGTTCTGATAATGATGGCGACCAATAAAAGGACTAAGATGAGCCAAATCATACCTACTTAAACATTAGAAAATAATACATGGTAAGGATGAATCTCGTGGATATTTCTGGACTCGTGAGTTCCATTTTAATATGTCTCATGTTTGTACCAGAAGTTGTTCATGTGTACAAACACAAGGATGCTAAAGCCATAAGCTATCCATTTTTACACCTGAACTTAATTGCGAGTGTACTTGCTCTTGTGTACTCCGTCCATTACAATGTTATTCCGATGACGATTACAAATGTCTCAGCTGGAATTTTTTCATTAATATTATTTCACTTTAAATATGTAAACGAGCTTAAAGGGGAGAATCAAACTATTGATGAAGTGGGTGTATAATAGCCCCACTTCAACTAAAAGCTCTTATAGTGTAGTGGTCATCACTTTGGACTTTGAATCCAACAACCCTGGTTCAAATCCAGGTAGGAGCTTTACCCAGCCTTAGCTCAGTTGGAAGAGCAACTGACTGTAGTGCGTTACATAGCACTGTTTAAAATCACTGTTATCAGTGGGTCACTGGTTCGAATCCGGTAGGCTGGACCATTTCCTTGTAACTCAATCGGAAGAGTGTACGACTGTTAATCGTAAAGTAGCGAGATCGAAACTCGCCAAGGAAGTTTTTGCATCTATGGCCAAGTGGTAAGGCGTCTCTTTAGTAAGGAGAAGATCGTGCGTTCGAACCGCACTAGATGCATTCCATTTATTTTTTTACAACTTCTATTTCCAAGTTGTAAAAAAATATTTATCTCATTAACCATGTAGTTATTGTGTATCTCATTAAATATTTATCATTCACCAAACATCCATGTTTTTAATATATATGTCACCGAATTAGAATCTGTCGCCCTTATCTTATATGGGTGTGTCCAATATGGAGGGAATATAACAATCTCACCCTTTTTTAATTTTATGGATACATCCTGTCTTGGAAAATATAAATCGGTGTCATTTAGAGCTAAAATAATTGTCAAACATTTAACTTTATCTTTAGGTACCACGTCCATGTTAGAATCTCTTATACAATCAATGGTAATGTTACTATCACCTTCAAATTTTTGAAATATATATCCGGGGTCACCGTATATAGTTAATTTTAAGTTTGATCTGACTAGGTCGGCCAGAGGTTTAAAATTATCGAGGATTTCATTGTTTATTCTTTTTTGCCAGTCATCTCTCGCGTCATTTGATATTTTAGGAAATTTAAACAATAAAATTTCATCCGTTTCATTGTATTCCTCAATAAATTTAACATAATTATCACATTTATCGAGTTCAAAATTAATACCGTCAATTTTATAGATACTATCTCTTCCAGACATTATTACTTAACTGATAATTTTTGTGTATGTTTTTAACACACCCTGATACCTTTAAACTTTCCTCATAAACTGAAATATATGTTCAACCACAATTGAGGCCCCCAAGACTGTGAGAACTGCATTGTCGTACTTGAACCCATATCCTACAAGTATAAACCCCCAAAGAAACGCCAAGTAATCCGTCATTGGTGCAGCCATATAGCTACAATTAGACTCAGTTGGAAGGGATGCCTCCATCATCTGATAATACGCATGTCCCAGAAGCACCGAGAGAAGGATCGCATACACGTGCTTCTGCATATACTTTATCTGGGATATTAATATATTTCCCAATTTTAATGGAGCTCAAAGAACTCAAACACCATTGGAAAACCCTCAGAGCTGAACTGGATACTCTCCCAAATACATTCATTTCTGAAAAACCACGGCCAACTGGCGAATGGGAAGGTTCTGAAATCTTAAAAGAAATTGTATCAGAATATACATCTGGAAAGTGTGGGTGGCTCAAAGGTGGTCAAAGTCATGTTCAGGATGAATGGATTAGCTGGCCTCTATTTTGGGAAGGTAAGCCTGTTTTAGGAAACTGTTTAAAATGCCCTAAAACATATGAGTTACTTTCTCAAATAAAAGGTATTCATATAGGTGGATTTGCTCTCATGAAAGGTGGTGTAAAGTTAAAACAACATACAGATTCGGTTGGATCTAAATATAAGTTTACTTATCACTTGGGACTAAAGTGTCCAGAAGATTGTTATTTACATCACTACACATTGGGGGATCTCAAAGAGGAAGATGGAAAACACATCATAATGAATGCAAGATTCCCTCACTGGGCCGAAAACAAATCAGAAGAAGATCGTGTAATTTTATACATTGAGTATTACACTTCATAAACCTTATGATCCCCAAAGTAGTTTCTTTGAGCCATGAGGAAGTTCATAGAAGTTCTCGTTTGGTGTTTGAAATCGTATTGAGTGAGAGCCGCACAGACGGATGGACAAGGAATACCAGACTTAGCACAATGCATAACAAATAGACGCACATCATCCACCGTTTCGTCTATAACTTCGTAAAGATCCTTTGATACCATTGGACATTCAATGATAGTTCCCAAACCCCACGCCTTTGCGACTTGGTCCTTGTCAATGCTTCTTGTGCGCATGAGATCATACCCCTCCGAAAGGGAGCTCGCAAATACAAAGCGAAGTGTATTCAAGGCTACAACCCTGTCATAGAAAATACAAGTTTTTTGACAGGTATCCAAATACTTTTCATACGAACTTGTGATTCTCGCGTTGAGGGCTGCGTTTATAATTGGAGTTGGAATCTCATATTCCATTCCAACCTTGGAACACCAAAGTCCTGTATGATTCATCTCAGCAATATCTGAAATCTTGTGAATCTCAAACTTTTTCAACACATCAACTGCCGCATTCATGAGAAAACCATCAATATCTGTGCCGTGTGTATCATTCATAAGTTGTGACATACAGATCTGATCCTGGTTACAATACGAATAAACGTCAGCCATACCTTGAAGCATACCATATTCTACTCCATTATGAACCATCTTTGTGTAATGACCAGCCCCAAAATCATTACCCATGTATGTAACATTTTTACAGAAAGTCTCAAGAAATTCTCTATTATTGTCGTAGGTAAGTTTATTACAACCAAGCATGAGGGCTGGTCCATTGAGAGCACCTTTAGCACCACCGGAGAGTCCCGCACCAATGTAACGAATGCCACGTGTGGCAAGGTACGCCCCTCGGTGTCTTGACACCCTATAGTGTTCATTTGAGCAGTCAATCACCGTATCAAGTGGATCCAATGACTTCAACATATGCCTAATGACACTATCGGTTGTTTCACCCGATGGGAGGGTTGTGATGATTGTTCGGGGCAATTCCATGGAAGAAATCATTTCACAAAGACTTTCATGCCCGCGAATACCGAGACCCCTTTTCATAAGTTCATTGACTTTTTGGGGTGTTCGGTTATACACATGAACATCAGTCTTTTTTTGAATGTTGAGGGCGAGGTTTTGCCCAATGGCACCAAGACCAACAAGTCCGTACGAAGACATCTACGATTTTATATCTCTATAACTTTATGTTGATTCTTGCGCCACCCGCGTATACTAATTTCGCTTGGTTCGCACCATGGATAAATATCATTACCAATAAAGTTTATGGCTTCCATACCAGATTCAATACATTGATCACAAGTTTCAATACTGTCATCAATGATACACCCAATACCAAGGGCGCGACAGATATCAACCTTCTTAACTTCATTCTCAGTAAAACTATTGGTGAGGATTACATCATCAAAGATACCGGAAAAGAAACGATCAATCCAGAGTTCGGTAGTTTCACGCACCACATCCTGACGACCTGTGACAATATACATCTTGTCATAGACTCTACGATAGTTGATCATGGCCGGTTGAGCACCAGGGATTGGTTTGAGGTAAAGAAAGTCCCGAGAACGATAAAACTTGTGGAGGATTTCTTGGGATTGTTCTTCTGTACAATTAAAAATTTCCCTATAAAGATATTTGTATTTGGGTTTGGTGGGCAATGCAACACCCCTCCATTTTGCCATAGGTTCAAGTAGGTTTACAAGGACTTCATCTACATCTACAGCAAGTTTGGTGTTCATTTACTTTCTCCTGACATTATTCATAATCCCGAATCACCACACCTACGGGGAAGCGTGGTACGCCAAGGGCTGTCAGGTTTTGGAAGCGCACCGTGAGTTGTTTTCCAATATATTGGTCTCGCTCACTGTAGTATCTCTCCCTCTCTTTGATGGTTCCCTCGGGTTTCACGGTAAACTCGCGACCATCCCCCGTTTTACAGACCCATACAACGGCATCGGCGTCCCTCCCATGCCCCGTCTTGGCACCCACAATTTCATACTCCTCGGTTTGAAACTCCTTAAACTTGAGGAGATAGTTACTTCTCTTTCCAATCTCATAGGTACTCGTGGTCTCCCGAATCATAATACCTTCATGCCCCTGTTCAACAAATTGTTTGTGATATTTGAACATCTCACTCTTTTTAGGGACAAGGATAGTATCCACGACGGTTGGGGTTTTATCCTTGAGTATCCGTTGCCTCTCCGCAAAGGGGAGGTCAGGTCGCTTTGTATCAAAGTAGTCAAATCCATGGAACTCCAAACTCTTGGGATCCATCTTGAAGGCACTCGTGAGATCCTCAAAATTCATACCAGGTGCGTAACATTCACCATCTAACCACTCCGTGTCCCCCAACTTCTCTGTGAGGTGCTCAACACCTTTCACAATTTTACCAGTCCTTGAAAAGCACCCACTCTTTGATACAAGGAGACGCACACCATCCAGTTTTGGTTGAACATAAAAAGGTTCGGAGATGTACTTTTCTCGGTCTTCCCACTTATTGGCCAACATTGGAAGGATTTGGGTCACTTTTGTGTTTTCATTGTTCCACATAGTTTTGGCGCGAGCTAAAGCTTTCTCGTAACCAGTCTTCACATGAGTTCTGGACTCAATTACCTTTTCACTTCCAACCATACCAGTGGTCTTCACAATATCAGCAGTTCCATCCCCAAGGTCTTCCACTCTAATATCAGTGAATCGTTTGCGACCATTTTTGTCTTCTCGGATAAGGCGTTCCATTATACTTTTAATTAATTTCTCAACTTTAAATAGATGTCTTCACTGCCAGTTGTAAATTATGGTAGAATGGAACGACTTAGGCCTCCAGAGCGCACAAGTGTACCTATGAACGCGAATACTTTTGCTATTGGGTTTATAATATTGTGTATACTTGGTCTTTACAAACGCTACATTACTGTTAGTCAATCGCGTGAGCAATCTTATACTTTAGACACTTTGATGCCGACAAAAAGAGGTCTTTCTTCATCAGTTTCTTAAACTTCTTCTCGGGGAT